TAAATTGAAATTGTCTAAGTGTAACTTTACTGAATAAAAGTTCAAGATTAGAGTTGGGAACCATACCAAATCCTCTTGCCAGAATTTCTTCTGGTGATACATCAATTCCAGCTTGTTTTAATACTGTAGATGTTAATGCTGTCTTCAAAGTTTGTCCTAGTTCTGAATCGGGGGGAATCGGACCCGCTTTAGCTAGAAATTCAGTATACATTGCTGCTGCACCTCCACCTGCAGCACCTACTCCAGCCATTCCTGCTAACCCTGCTATCCCCTTCCCAGCAGTTTGAGCAACTAATGCTGCGGTTAGATTATTCATTCCCTGCTCATTCCAAGCAACAGAATTAGAATCGGCAACGTTGTTTGGAATTGGTAAAATTGTTACAGACTTAAATTGTTCTTTACCAACTACAGCAGCACTTCCCCTTTGCATACCCTCTTTGGCAATTTTTGTAGCCTCTGCAGAACCACCTTTTCTGAATGCATTTGCATTTGGTGGACTGTAATTATACATTGAAATTTTCAAGACATCTTGCTGCCCATCAAGAATGTCTAAAGGATAATAAAGCAATCTATTTTTTGCTATATCGGATGAACCAAATAAAGTGTTTTCATTAGCACTCCCCGATACAAATGTACTATAAACTGGTTGTCCTGTAAGGGGGTCAATTTGTGGTCCAGTTGGTGGTAATGATAACATTCCTCCACCAGGTACTGCGGTAGATACTCCTGGTTGTGCAGCACGACTCCAAGTAGCATTTCCGTTAAATGAACCTGTTGGATTTAATGCAGTTTGATTTATATTTGCACCAGCAGCATTTCCACCCATCGTGGTATGTGCTGCTCTTACTTTTCGACGTATATCTATACTGAAATCACATGCTTTTTGAGTTGGACTATTGACATCACGATTTGGAAAAAAGTCTGGGTGACTTATGGCACCATTATAATATGAACCATTTTCATAAAAAACTGTTTGTAGTGGTTGGTCCCATGGATCCATTCCAGGTATCACACCTTTGGATACTACTTTATAATCTCCCGTCTCTGGATTGTAAAGTAGACCCCAGGTTTGGTTTCCACCAGGAAAGTTTTCGTTAATTTCATCTGATCTGTAATCAGAATCTAATACTTGCCATGCCATATTACGGTGAATCCCAGACTCTATACTTTGGTACGGTTTTGCCGAATTTATTTACAAATTGTTCTGTAGGTAATAAAGATACATCAACCCAATCACTTTTTGGGACTTTAAACAAATCAGAACCAACACCAGAAAAAAGATACTTATGTATAGTTTTCCTTGGTGCGTTAGAAACTCCTGTTTTATTTATGAGGGATCGAACAAACCCTCCTCTATACTGGGGACTTAGATAATGAACGTTAAGTCCTGTGAAATGTCCAGTTCTTGGACTTACATCTATTATAAATGATAAGGGATGTCTATCCCAAAATGGATATTTCTGAGGATATTTCGCAGAATATAGAAAGAATACTAAATCTCCAGGTACTATAAAACCAGTTTCAAATTCACTAATATTTTTCTTTTGAGCAGGAAGGAGCTCATTCATTAGGGCATTGGTATACCAATTGCCACTTCTGAATTTCTTTCCTGCTCTTTTCTTTACTGCTTCTGCAATGCCACCATCTTGTATCATTGTCTATCGTCGGAGTCCAAATAAGTAAATCTGTAATCTAATATTGCTCGATATAATTCATCCCTCAAATACTTAAGTTCTTGTTGTTCTTCGGGTGGTCTTGCTGGAGAACCTGGCCAAGTTCTGATAGTTTCTAGAACACAATGATGTAAAAGTCTTACATCTTCATAAGGTAAACTCAAGTTGTAATAAATGTCACCTTCATCTGGGGATTCGTTGGTCATCTTTGTTTGATACCTAATTCTTTTTCGGTTAAAATACGAAATTCATATTTCCTGTCAGCACACCAATCTTTTGCTGCTTTCCATTTTGCCTGATTGACTGCCCAGGTTTTTACACTATACACCCAAGATTTGGTTTTTCTTTTTGGGTTTGAATCAGGTTCCTTTAAATCCTTTGCTGGTTTTATCTCTACAACTAGTGTTCTCTTTTTTCCATTTTTATCTTTATATTTAACAAAGAAGTCGGGAAAATACCGATGGACTTTGTTATCTATTGGAGAACGATATGGTATAAAGAACTCTTCAGATCTCCATTCATTGACACTCTCGGTGAGGTCGCAATATTGCATAAATTTCAATTCATAAGATGACCTGTAGATGATATTAGTTGGGTCACCTTTATACTTTTCTGGTTTTTGTGGCTTGAATTTACCTTGCCTATAACCAGAATCATCTTTATGTGGCATACATAGTATATAAGTTCTTCCAAAAAATATTTATAAATGGCAGACAGATATGAACTCCCTAACAAGATTCTTGGGATTGGCAGGGGGCATCCACTAATCGGTCCATTATATACAAAAATGACCACCCCTAGGGGTAGGAATATTAATCTGAAAAGTGCCAGAGAGATTTTTGGAAGTCTATCCCAAACTTCTCAATTTAAAGTTGCGTTGCATATGGTCAACTCAACTGGGGGACCAGACAAATTAGCAGAGTGGTTGACTAAAGCTGGCATAACCAATGATATTGCACAGAATACATATTATGATTTTATGTGTTCAGAAGCAGTAATACCTGGAGCAACACTCAATACAGTCGAAGAAAAAGGTGGTCGTCAGGGTGTTGTCGAAACAATGCCAATGCAGAGGGTATTTGCACCTGTTACCTTGACATTTTATGTTGATAATGAGTATAAGATACTTCGATTGTTTGAAGAGTGGATGAATTTTATAAATCCAGTTTACGGTGGAGGTGGAGCCTACGACCAGAGAGGAATTGGATTTGGAGATTCAAAAAATAGAAATGATTTCCATAGAATGAGATATCCAGATGAATATAAGAGGATTATCTCAATTGTAAAATTTGAAAGAAACTTTGCAGTAAATCCAGCAATAAACGGTGACCTTCAAAGTGTTCCATCAGTTACATACAGACTTCTTGAAGCATATCCATCAAGTTTAACTGCAATTCCTTTGACATATGAAGGAAGCACAATTACAAAGTGCACAGTTGACTTTACATATTCTAGATATGTTTATGAACACCATCGTGGGGAAGTTATTAACCTAGACGAAGCACTCCGTAAAACGAGATAAACGTGCTTTATTGCCACTAAATATTCATACTGAAACTTGTTATAGAACATTATGCCTTTACCATCTATTTCGACCCCAACATATGAGTTGGTTTTGCCCTCGTCAGGAAAAAAGATTAAGTACAGACCATTTCTGGTAAAAGAAGAAAAAATACTGATTATTGCATTAGAGAGTCAAGACACTAAAGAGATAACAAATGCAATCAAACAAGTTCTAAAGGATTGTATCCTAACCAGAGGAGTAAAAGTAGAAGAGTTGCCTACATTTGATATTGAGTATATTTTCCTCAATGTAAGAGGAAAGTCTGTAGGTGAGAATATTGACTTAATTATCACATGTTATGATGATGAGGGAACAACAGTTCCTGTAACTGTTTATATTGATGAGGTTCAGGTACAAAAAGACCCAGAACATAGTCCTGATATTAAGTTAGATGATTCTCTAACTTTGAGAATGAGATATCCATCACTCGACCAGTTCATTAGAAATAATTTTGATTTTGCTTCTGATCAAGATTCAGATAGTATTGAAAAATCATTTGAAATTATCGCAGACTGTGTTGACATGGTTTACACAGAAGAAGATTCTTGGGCAGCATCTGATTGCACAAAGAAAGAACTTATCTCATTCATTGAGTCTATGAACTCTTCTCAATTTAAGAAAATTGAGAAATTTTTTGAGACAATGCCAAGACTTTCACATGAGATTAAAGTCAAAAATCCTAAAACTGGTGTTGTTAATGAGGTTACGTTGGAGGGACTCTCAAGTTTTTTCGGTTGAGTATGGCTCATATTGACCTTGAGGCATACTTTAGAATTAATTTTGCTTTGATGCAGTTCCATAAATACTCTTTGACAGAGATTGAAGGTATGATGCCGTGGGAACGAGACATCTATGTCGGTTTGCTACAGCAGCACATTGAAGAAGAAAAACTAAAACAACAACAAAGAGCCGCAGCAGCAAATGGCTGAGTATTTTCCAGATAGAAGACAGTTAGGTAGACCACTCCAGAATTCTCCTGGACTTTCTGGTCTGAATCTCCGTGCTGCTAATCGACAAAGTGGAAGATATTTTAG